AGGTGCAACATTCTCAAAGGTTGAATTGACTACAAAGAAGATTCGTCTTGACTGGGAAGTATCTGCAGAAGCACTAGAAGATAACATCGAAGGTGCAGCACTAGAAGATCACATCGTACGCTTGATGACAAACGCTTTCGGTAATGATATCGAAGACCTTGCAATCAACGGAGATGGCGCAACAGGAAACTTCTTGTCAATCATGAACGGTTTCGTAAACCGTGTAAAGACTGACGGAGATGCTCATGAGTCAGTTGTAACAGTCGCTAATAACGCCTGGACAACAGATGTAATGCAGAACATCATCCTAGCAATGCCACGTAAGTATCGTGCTATCAAGTCTAACTTGAAGTTCTATGCTGGTACAGACGCATTCCAGGGTATCGTTAAGAATAACGGTACACTAGCAGACGCAGTTGCTGAAGCATTTGCTTCACGTGCTGGCGGTACTCCAACAAATCGTCAAGCATACCTTGACGGTGGAGCACAGACATTCGGCGGAGCACGTACAACACGTGTTCTAGGAATTGACGTACAGGAAGTTCCATACTACCCTGCAGGATATGTCGACTTGACATTCCCACAGAACCGTGTATGGGGATTCCAGCGTGACATCACAGTAAACCGTGAATACAAGCCAAAGAAGGACACTGTAGAATATACAGTCTTCGTTCGCTTCGGTATTCAGTGGGAAGAGCAGGATGCAATTGCATTCGCTGATGCTGCAGCAGACGCATAATCTGTAAACAGTACAATTTAGGGGGAGTAGGAGTTAACGCTCCTGCTCCCCTTACTACTTATAATGATATAATACTAACAAGGAGGAATTATGGAAAACATTAATGAAAATCCAATTGTAGAAGAAGCAGTATTTGAAACACCAGTTTACGAAACACCAGTTTACGAAGCACCAGTTGCCGAAGAGGTTGTTGTAGAAGAAGCAGTTGTTGAGCATGTTGCAGAAACTCCAGTTGTAGAAGAGGCTGCTCAGGCAGTCGTAGAAGCACCTGCATACCAGGCACCTGAAGAAGTTCAGGCACTTGGATCAGTAGCAGAAGGTGTTATTGGGGCAACCACAGCAACAAAGACATCTCCAAAGAAGAAGAGCGTAAAGGCTTCAGAAGTTAAAGAAACTGTTGCAATTTATTCAACAAAGAATGTTACATGGCCAGAAGTAGGCAAGGTTTACCGTGGTTACAACATTGTTGAAAAAGATGCTGCTGAAAAGTGGCTTACTCGCTCACACATCCGCACAGCCACACCAGAAGAAGTTGCCAAGGAATTCGGTAAGTAAAATATGGAGATATTGAGAGTTCCGCCATATGATGACATCATAGTAAACTTTGTTGTTCCTTCAGGATACAGCGATGCAGATATCTATGCAAGAGTAACAGATATGGCGGACCTTTCAGTACAGGTTTTAGAATTTATAGAACGGTCAACAGGAGATAATCTTAGCATCCAACTTCCTGGAAGATATGATAATAACCATAGAGTTGAGATTTTTACAGTTGGCGAGGGTACAGAAAGTTTAATTCACGAAGAATACTACGAACTAATAAGACCATATGTAGACCCAAATACACTAGGAACAACGGCATCAGAGATTGCTGAATATACAGTATTAGAATTAGTTGCAAGATCCATGATAGATACATTTGTCCCAGAAGGTTTCTATAACAAAAAGATAACAATAGTTGGAACTGGAAATGGTTCAGACTATTTTTCTTTATGGGAAAAGGTTTACAGAGTCTTCAAGGTTTATGAGAATAATGTTTTAGTTTATGATAGATCAACACCAGACTTAAATGAATACCAGTATGTAATAACATCAGATAAAACTGCTATACAAAGAGTTAGGGAAGATGTTCTAGAACTAAACAGATATGAGTCAACAGCCCAGAATCTGCCAGTGGCAAGCGGAGATCTAGGATATTATGGCTATGAAGGAATATCATTCCCTTCAGGATATGATTACACATTTGTTGTTGATCACGGATACATAACAGTCCCTGCTGACATTGAGTATGCAGCAAAACTATTAATAGAAGATCTTAAGTGCGGGAAACTTGATTATTATAAAAGATATATCACAGCATACAATACAGATCAATTTAGAATTCAATTTGATAAGTCAATGCTTAGCGGAACAGGAAACTTCCTAGTAGATAAGATACTTGAAAAATATGTTAAAACCATTGTCAAGCCAGGGATAATTTAATGATATGCGAGCAACCAGATTTTGCATTCCCAATGCTTGCAGATGTTTATCATCCAGTAGTTGAGCAGGGTATTTACGGCAACGTAGAAAAGACCTGGATCCTTGATAGAACAATTGCCTGTTCTTTTGCATCAGCAGGTGGAGCATTTAAGGAAGAACTAACTCCCAATGTAAACATAACACAGGACAAGATACTAATTGGCAGAGTAAAGACAGACATCAGAATGTCAAGCCTTGAGGCAAAGAACTCAATTACAAATGTTATAGTAACAAATATCAGAGATCAAAACTGTAATGAAATTTATCTAGAAACATCTGGCCCACGTTCTGGAAAGTCTACTATCTTTGAGATTGCAACACAAGATCCTTTTGTCGGTCCTTTTGGCTCAACAGAATATTATAAGTTAATTATAAGACGATCAGAAAATCAGGCGGTAGATGTATGATTAAGATAAAGTTTAATACCGTACAATTTAACAAGGACATGAAGAATATAATTGACTATTCAACTGGCTTTGCCGAAGGAATACAAAAAGGTAAAAAAGACTTTCTTAATACACTTGGTATTGATGTATCTGAAATAGCCTCACAATTTATTGATACAAATGCTAGAGTGTCTCCAGACACCCTTCATCACGTTTATGAGTGGTATAAGAACGGAAGCCCAGAGGCTAGACTGTTTGACATAAACTATACAGTTAGCAATATTGGCCTTTCATTTATATCAAACTTTAAACAATCTAATAGTGTAAAAGAAGGATCTAATGAGCCTTTTCGTGACAAGGCTATAATTATGGAAACTGGTAATTCTGTTGTAATAAGACCACGCAATGCAGAGGCTTTAAGGTTTGAAGTTGATGGAAAGATTGTTTATACAAAGAGACCAGTACTTGTTCAAAACCCAGGAGGAAACACTCAGGGAGAGTTTGAGAAAGCATTTGATATGTTCTTTGGAAGATATTTTACTCAAGCATTTTTAAATAGTGGTAACCTTAGACAGTACTTTGAGAACCCATCAGTGTACAAGAAAAACTTAGGAAAGGGCAAGCGTGGCGGAAGGTCAACTGGTATTTCTACAGGGTATCGTTGGGTCGCAAATGCATCGGTGGCTAGTTAATGTCTACATCAGTATTAAACACTCCAGTCCTATGGATAAACCAATATCTTAAAGAAAAAATTGAACTGCTAACTGACCTAGAGGATGTTCCCTTTTTCCCAACAGGTCCATCAACACTTGAAACTTTACAAACCCAGTTCCCAGATGGTGGAACCATGGCAGTCTATGACAGAATGTTTAAGATGCGTAGAGGTGCTTTCCCACACATAAAATGTGAGCAAATCCTATACTATTTTTATGCATCTGGCAATCAACCAATGTTAAAGATGATTCAGATACAAGAGTCAGTTATGAGGCTACTTGATCGTGGGGATGAGAGTGCACAGGATATAAACTCCTGGGCAAGAGGAAAGGTTATAGGTGGAATGACCTGCAAATTCTATTTCCATGATTTTAAGATTTACCAACTAGAAGAGGCAAGAGATATAGTTGACTTTGGCACAGCCCGAACCTATGCGGGTAATAAGATAATCATTGACTATGACTACCACCAAACATCAAACAAGTATGCTGAAACAAATGACTCCACCCCAGAAAGACCAAGATATAATACAAACGTAGTCGTAGAAGAAGGAATTCTTCCTTAAAAAAGGGCTGTATAATTAGATTGAGGAAACAAGCCCTTTTAATCTAAAAGAAAAAAAAGAGGTGAAATACATGGCATATACACGTGGTAGTTCTAACGATATTATCGTTGGCGCAGCAGCACTCTTCACATACGAAGATGGCGCACTTGCAGACGCAGATCTTCCAGCATACGTATCAGGCACATCATTTAAGGATACCCTTCAAGATGATGTAGACTTCCGTAACGTTGGATACACAATGAATGGTTTGGAAATTCAATTCCAGCCAGATTTCGGTGAAGTAGCAGTAGACCAGGTACTTGACGTTGCTAAGTTGTTTAAGCAAGGCATGCAGGTAAACCTAAATACTACATTCGCAGAATCAACGCTAGAAAATCTTCTATTTGCATTAGCAGGTAAGGATTCAGCACTAGCAACAACAGCAGGAAACCCAACACTTAATCTTTCAGCAGGAGACATTGGAGATGTTCCAGTCGAACGCGGTTTGGTTGCAGTTGGTCCAGGAACTGGAGACGCTACAGAAAATATTGAGCGTGTCTACGTTGCATACCGTGCACTTTCAATCGAGAGCGTATCAGTATCAGCAAAGCGTGACGAGGCGACAATGTTCGAAGTATCATTCCGTCTTCTTCCAAATGACAATGCTTCATACGGTAAGATCGTAGATCGTACTGTTGGCGTTGGCGCATAATATAACTTAATATATACAGTTTGGCCCAGACCGTAAAAAGTCTGGGCCTTTCTGTTATACTATATATATGGCAACAACTGTATATAATACAAAAAATATTACTCTTCAAGATGGGGTAGAGATAGAGTTGTCTCCACTAAAAATAAAATATCTTAGACAATTAATGGACAACTTTGACGAGGTTAGAAATGCTCAAGGAGACCTAGAGGCCATCGCAGCATTATCAAAGTGTGCAAGAATTTGCATGAAACAGTTTAGACCAGAGATTACTCAAACTCAAGATATGTTAGAAGAATATGTTAACCTGCAGGATATCTATGATATTCTAGATATTACTGCTGGAATTAAAATTAATGATAAATCAGAAGAGCCCGTAAAAAAACAAGCAGTCGATAGTGGTTCATCTTGGGATGATCTAGACCTAGCAAAACTAGAGTCAGAGGTTTTTTTGCTGGGTATATGGAAAGACTACGAAGAACTAGAAACATCACTATCTATGCCAGAGTTAATGATAACTCTTTCTATGAGCAGAGAGTTAAACTACGAAGAAAAGAAATTCCTTGCAGCAATGCAGGGTGTCGACCTAGACAAAAATGCTGGAAAGTCTAATGCCTGGGAAGAAATGAAGGCCAGAGTATTTAGTGGTGGCGCAGCAGCCAACGCAAAAGACATTGTTGCACTTCAAGGAATTAGTGCACAGAAGGCTGGATTTGGAATCGGCATGGGCTTAGACTATGAAAAAATAGACTAAAAAACAAGCCTGTTTATGGTATAATTAAACAACTACAATGGAGGAAATCATGGTTAAAGAAGTAGAAAACAAGAATCAACTGTCCCTTATAGATGGAACAAAGTTTGAGATTAAGCCACTAAAGATATCTCTACTTAAGCCTTTTATGGAACACTTTACTAAACTGCAAGAAGTTGCAGACGATAATAGCAAGTCAATGGATGTACTTATTGATTGTGTACAAATTGCATTTAAACAATACTTGCCTGCAATTGCAGACAACAGAGAGGCGATTGAGGAAAATCTAGATCTTCCTACAGTCTACAAGATCATTGATGCTGCTTCAGGAATGCAAAGGCTATTAATGCGACTGGAAAGTTTGTTGCAACGCAGAAAGATGTAGCCACAAGTACATCGTCTTTTACACAGGCACTTGAAAAAAATCAAATGTCAATGAAGCAGTACTTTAGGTACACTGCTGCAGCAGCAACGCAAAATACCAAAATATTTAAAGGTATGTTTGCACAAGAGCGTGAGACTTTAACTCGTGCTAGTAAAGATAGGGTAAAACTCCTACAAGCACAGTATATCCAGATGCAGTCTGCAAATGGGGATATGATCAAGACCCTTCAGGTTATTCCAAAACACCTGAAAATGGTTAATGGTCAGTATACAGACTATGCAACACGCATGCAAATGGCTGCACAAAGACAGCAATTTTTAAACAAACTATTAAGTCAAGGCTCAACACAACTCCTGAATTTTGGTAAGAATACTCAGTGGGCAGGTCGTCAGTTAATGGTTGGTTTAACTATTCCGCTTACGATTCTAGGATCAACTGCAGCAAAAACATTTATGGAAATGGAGCAGGCAGTAACCAAGTTCTCCAGAGTATATGGAGATATGACAACTGGAAATGATGCAACAAACAGAGCAATTGCAGACATTCAACTACTTGCAAAAGAATTTACAAAGTATGGCATTGCAGTAAAAGATACTGTAGAAATGGCTGCAACAGCAGCAGCAATGGGCTTAACTGGAGGGGCTTTAAATGCACAAGTAATTCAAGCAACCAGGCTTGCAGTACTTGGACAGGTAGAACAACAGCAGGCGCTAGAGACGACAATCTCTCTTACAAATGCTTTCGGAATTGCTTCTGAAGATCTAGCAAAAAAGATTAACTTTCTTAACGCAGTAGAAAACCAAACTGTTCTTTCTATTGAAGATTTAACTATTGCTATTCCAAAGGCTGGACCAGTTGTAAGGCAACTTGGTGGATCTGTAGAAGATCTTGCATTCTTTATGACTGCAATGAAGGAAGGTGGAATCAACGCATCAGAAGGTGCTAACGCACTTAAGTCTGGTCTTGCTTCTATGATCAATCCTTCAAAGAAAGCAAGCGAGTTCCTTGCCGAACTGGGAATTAATATTACAGGAATTGTTAACGCAAATGCAGGAGACCTAAAAGGAACTGTAGTTGGATTTGCTAGAGCGTTAGATACTTTAGATCCTCTTAACCGTGCAAGAGCAATTGAGCAGATGTTTGGTAAGTTCCAGTTTGCTCGTCTATCAACTTTATTCCAAAACATAACAAAAGATGGTACTCAGGCATCTAGAGCACTTGGTCTTGCTGGAGCATCAGTTGAAGAATTAGCAATCTTGTCTGAACGAGAACTTGGCAAGGTTGAAGATATGACTGGTGCTAAGTTTAAGAAGTCTATGGAAAATCTTAAACTTCAGTTAATACCAATAGGCAAGGCATTTTTGCAGGCAGCAACTCCTATAGTTAATTTTGTTGGAAGAGTGCTAGAAAAGTTTAATACTTTAAGCGACGGAACTAAAAAAGTTATAACAGTTGTTATTGGAGTCATTGGAGGGCTTGCACCAGTCCTATTGATGACATTCGGTGTTCTAATGAACTTTGTTGCAAATGGTATCAAGTTATTTGCAAAACTTCGTGGTGGAGTTGCTCAACTTAATGGCTCAAACAATGTTCTAGGTGGCGGATTTGAATATTTAACTAATCAGCAAATTGAAAACCTTGCACAGTCTAACGCTTTGCACACATCCCATAGCCAACTAATATCTACATTTAATGTTGAAGCAGCATCAGTTCAAGCACTAGCAGCAGCATATCACGCAGCAGCAAGTCAGGCAAGAGCACTTGCTCAATCATCTCCAGGTTTATTTAACACAGTTCCAGGACCAGCAGGAGCAGTAGCAGGCCTGCCAAAGAAGTTTGCAACAGGCGGAGTTGTTCCAGGTACAGGAAATAAAGATACTGTCCCAGCAATGCTTACTCCAGGAGAAGTTGTTCTATCAAAAGACATGGTCAAGAAAAATCCAGAACTAATTGCTGGAATTATGAATGGTAGTGTTAAGAAATATTCACAGTCAACAAACATAGAAGGCGGTGGATTTTCTACAGAGGCTCTAAAGGCAAGAGCAGAACAAATGAAGGCTGTCTATATGGGTACTGGTAGCGAGGGTTTTGACACGAGAGTCGAGGGACTTATAGACGGTGCAATATCTGCTGGAACAGCAGGAGTTAAAAGAATAATTGAGTTTGCTAGAGCATCTGGTGAGGAAATTGTAGAGTCACAAACAGAGGCTATGAATCGTTGGCGAAGTGCAATGCTTGATGAAGCAGATGCAGCACTTGCTGCTGTGCCAGATAGGTCTGCTAACAAGCAGGAAATTAAAGAGTTCTTAAAGAGTAGAGCACTTGGTTCATCAAATGCATTTGACACACTAGATACACATGGAAATCAAAATGGTGCAAAAACTTTTGCACACACAGAAACATCCTCAGAAGTTCCTTATTCTCAAGCATTACAGTTGACTTCTGAAAATCCTGCTGTTGCTGATAGAGTTAAACTAATACAAGCAGGAGCAGATTGGATGAATAACCTTCCAGATTCAGATCCAAGAAAACCTGCCACCCCAGTAACACCAAAGTTTAGACCAGTCTCTGCTGCAGGTATTGAAGGAATCTCGATGGGCCTAAACAAGAAACTAGACACAGGTACCGCAAGCGTTGATGCTTTTATTACTGAATTTACTAATTTAGACCCAATTGAAAAATGGAGAACAAGCCTTGAAAATGCTGGCCTAGATGTTGATCAACACGCTGAAGGAATTAGACAACTTGATGCGGTTTATGAAGAACGTTTAAGAGATTTTGCTTCTAAAAATAAAACGGGGAAGATGAGTGACTCAGACTTAACTACAATTAGAGAAGAGGCTCTATCCGATCCTAGAGTAGACCCAACTGTTGCAGCAGCAGCCAGAAGATCATCTAACAATGTTTCAGGAATAAGATCAAGCGGAGTAGGTAAAGAGCAACAAGATATAATCATGGAAGCATACGCCAATGGGGAGATTCCTCTACCAGATGGCGTAACCTCGGTACCTGATGTGGTATTTCCAAAATCAGGTTCAGCAATCGGAGGAGAAGCAGGAAGAGGAAGAAGACTTGGAGTATTTGATCAAGAAGTAGAAGATACATTAGCCCCTCTCGTTGTGGCTACTCCAGAAGCAGAAGCAGATGCTGAAGCAGAAGGTGAAAAAATTGGCAAAGCAGCAACAAGAGGTGTAAAGAAAGGTGCAAAAACAGAATCGCCTTCTAAAGATGGAATTGAGGTTGGTAAAGATATTGCAGAAGGAGTTGTTATTGGTTTGCAAGAAGGAGAGGCATCGGTTGCTTCTCAGGGCGCACAACTTGGCTCTTCTGCTGTACCGAAAAAACCAAGGACCGCAGCAGAAACACAAGCAAGAGTCGACAAAATGGATCTGGACAATAAATCTTTTTACGATGACCTAGACACTCCAGAATTTAGAGAACAAAGACAAATACTTAAGTCACAAGATAGACACAGAAGAAAGATGGGTGCCACAGGAACCGTAGGCGGTGGTCCAGTAACACCACCAGTACCAGGACCATCTTCTTTAACTGTCTCCTCAACAGCAAGAACTGAAGCAGCAGCAGAAAAATTAGCAGTAAGCACAGAACAAGCAGCAACTGCTCAATCACAAGTTGTTCAGCAAATTCATGATGAAAGTAAATCAAGAATTACAATCAAGGGTAACACTATTAACATTGGCAAGGCCCGTGAAGATGCAGACAGACTAGACAAAGAAGCCTCCGATGCAGAAGCAGCAGCAGCCAAGGTTAGAACTGAAGCAGCAAAGTGGGAAGAGATAGCAGCCCGTGAAAAAGGCAAGAATATGCAGACTGCTGAGAATGCTAAGGCCCTTAAAAAGCAGGCTGATGAAGCAGAAATTAGAGCAGCAGAAGCAAGAATAAAAGCAGCAGAAGCACAGCGTGTAGCAGCCGAACTTGAAAACGGTGATGGTGCTGTAGAACAAATAATTCAAGACCCAGTAAAGACTCCAGCAAAGGTTAAAAAAGCAGAAGAGATTATTTCTAACGGAACCGTTGAAGCAGGAGACGGCATGCGACGAATTGTTGACGGGACAGATGAAACAGCAGACTCAACCCTCTTAGTTGCAGATCAAACAGATGAACTTGCAGCAACAACTGGAGAGATCATTCCAGCACAGACAGAAAACTTAGATAATGTTATAACAACAGCATCACTAAACGATGCAATTGTACAAACTACTGGAGATATTCACGGATCAACAATAGAAACAGCAATGTCTCAAGAAGAAATAATTGCACTACAAGAACAAGAAAAGTTTTTAAGAGAGCAACTAAATGAAAACCTTGCACAACAAAATGCTGCTCTTGGAGCAGGTAGTGGCCTTAGCCAAACAGCAAGTGACTTTAGCAAAACAGGCAAAAAAAGACTAACCGAGCAGGAAGCACTAGATGAATTTTGGGGAAGAGACCCAGGAACCAATGGTGAAGATGATAAGGGCCAGAAGGGGTACACAAAGAATAAAAAGGGCGAGGTACTTTTTGATCCAGAAACTGGTCAGCCAACAACTATGGATGAAAAACAAATAACCAAAAAGAAACGTGGTATGCGTAAAGAAAAGGTTGGAAAGTTTTCTGGTAAGGCAGCAGGAGCCCTAGGAACAGCAACAATGGTTGCTGGTATGGTAGGAGCACCGCCACAGGTTACAGCAGCATTAGGAACAGCAGCGACAGTTGCACAGTTTGCTCCGATGCTTGCAGGTATGGGTCCAGTAGGTATAGCAGTGACTGCTATCGCAGCAGTCGGTGTTGGTCTAATGGTTCTCAATAAGAGACTACAAGCATCCTATGATGCTCAAGCAAAGTTTGTTCGTGAGACATCTGCATCAACAAAGAAGATGGCAGAGATTGGAGCAATAACTGGTAAGGTTGGTGCTTCTGAAATTATGGCTAAGAAACGAGCCACGGGAACCACAAGAGATTATATAGTTAGAGAAAGAGCAGGCTCTTCTTTTGGCGATACATTTATGCAATCTGATACTGGTAAAGCAATGTCAAAAACTCTTCAGGCAAATATTACAAAGTCTGGAGCAAAAGAAGCAGCAGAAACATTTGCAACAGAGATCGCAGCATATGTTCAAGATGGAGTTTTGACTGCAGCCCAGGCTCAAGATATTGCCTATCAAATTGGAGTTAACTTTAAAGATACATCTCTTGGAATTAAAATTGATGCAAACCTTTCAGCGTTGATAGGACCAAATGGAGAAGATCTTGCAAAAGACCCTATGGTCATTGGAATGAGACTTGTAGCCTCTGCAGAACGAGGTTCTGTAAATTCAGTTAAAAGTATTGATGAAGCAAAAAGTCATGGTCTATCTGGAGCAGTAGAAGCAGCAGACCTTGGTGCAAGAGATGCAGTGGCCATGCAGATGGCTCAAATGCAAGCAGATGCCGTTGCCAAAAGATACGATGATGAAATTAGAGCACTAGAAGCACAAGTTGCACAAACCAAAAACAAACAAGAACAGATTAAACTTGAAGGTAAGTTAACCGCTCTAAAAGAAAAAGCATATGATGCAGAATCTCAGATGAACAATATGGTTGCTAACCAAACAGATATGGCAATGCAAAGATTTACTGAAGAGATTCAACACCAAAGTGTGGTTTGGGATGCTGTAACCCTTGGACTATATAAACTTTGGGGAGCAGGAAACCAAAGAGAAGCAGCATATACTCAAGCACTTAATGGAGCAATAACTGATAAGTATGCAAACACAGAACAAGCAACTCAGGCAGCAACAGTTTCGGACAGACTTGCAAAGTTTGCTGACGGTAAGACCCTGGGGTTTGGAACCAATAATTATGAAGACGCAGGGTTTGAGGGTGGCAAAGAGGCTCAGCAGTTTGAGGTAAAGATGAAACTGTTGATGGCAAATGGAACGCTTACTCCAAACCAAACAACAGCGATGCTGGACTTATTTGAGGGTAACCTTCCAAGACTTGAAACAATATTGGATATTGGAACAAGAATGCATGGTGCTTCTGGAACTGCAGAACTAATCATGCTATTAACAAACTTTCAAGATAAAGAGTATGCACAAAAAATAGCATTAGAAGTAACTACAGCAGATAATGAGTCATTTAAAAAGTTGTCAGATATTCTTGGACTTGCTGTACAGATGGACGGTAAAGAAATTAACATGGAAGTTGTTGTTACAGAGGTAGGCGGGGTTGCGGGATTAGAATACTACATTGAACAACTTGACTTACTTGAAACAAAAATAAAAGGCCTTAAGGGTAAAGATATAAAACAAGAAGATGTTGCTCAATTTACAAACGATACAAATGTAAAAGTAGATGACGGATTCCTTGACTATATAAACACAGAGTTTAAGGGTGATGGAAAGAAGCAAGCAGATGCCATAAGAGCCTATACCCTTGTATATAAGCAAATTATGTCAATGGATTATGAAAGTGAAGAAGCAAGAGATTACTTTAGATCACAAGCGGGTCAGGCTGCAGTTGACAAACTAAATGAACTTAAAAAAGCAGGAAATGTCCCAGCAGACATTGAGACATATATAAAGCAACAAACAGAGATTGAAATTGATGCTTTGATTACAAAAGTAAAGGTTGACCCAACAGCAGTTACAGGAGATAAAGTTGAAACCTATCTAGGAACCAAGCCAGTAGTTGACAGCAATACTGGCCCTGGCGGTAACAAAGATGGAGGAGCAAAGAAAGAAGATCCTCTAGCATTCCTAGATTCTCTCGCTATGCGTATCAAGATGGTTAGAGATCAAGCATTTAACGCAAAGAAGCCAATTGAGTCAATGCTCGCAGCATTCAATAGTCCTGCTGCAAAGAAAAATGTTGCAAACATGTTTACACTATTTGATGGCTTACAACAAAAACTTATTGCTCTAAAGGTTCCAGAAGAATTTAGAGATTATATTGCAGGGCTAGATGCACAGCAACTTGAAGATTTAAGGAAGGCTGACCTTGACAAAAAGAAAAAGGGACAGCAAGGAATATTTACCTATGGCGAAAAGAAAGATAAAGATGGAAAGACTGTAAAAGATAAGAAGGGTAATGTTGTTTATGATACTTCAAGAATTGTTGGAATATCAAAAGAAGGTAAGGCTATCATGGCTGCCTACAGAGAGGCTCCTCTTGACAAATTCAATATTGCACAACGCAAGGTAATAACTGACACTGACATGCAGTTTAAAGCCTTTAATAAACTGAAGGCAGCAGGAATAGATACAGGCGTTGCTCTAGAAACTGTATCAGACTCAGTTCTTGCAGCATCAATTGCTTCAAGTGCATTACAAGGTACCGATCTAAAAATATTTGTTGAGGACCTAAAGAACTCTGCAAATGCAGCAGAGAAGGCTGCTGTGATGGCAGACCTACTAAAAAAGAATGCAGACTTTAAATTTAAAAAAGAAACTTTCCCAAAACTTGCCTCTTCACTAAAGATTGCAGGCCTTTCTGCTGAAAATATTGCAACAGTTCTTCAAGACCCAGCACTAGCAAAGCAGTTGATGGCAGATCTAGAAGATGGCAAGATAGACTCTAAAGCAATTGCAGATTATTTAAAGAGCATAAAAGAAGAAAAAATTGTTGAAATTCGTGGTAAGTTTAATGCTGGAGACTTTGCTGCTGCAGCAGCCCCAGGCATGGAACTTGTTAATAAAATGTTTGCAACACAAGAGGCATTAATAAGAACTGGCATTGATGGTAGATCTAAAGCCATGGTTGCAAGACTTAAAGATTTAAAGGAAGTTAATGAAAACCTACAACTTGATATACAAAAAATAACATTTAACCAAATACGTCCAATCGAAAAGGCTATTGAAACTGCAACTAGAAATCTTGAGATTCAGGTTACCCGTAGGATTGAGGTCTTTCAAGAAGAAATAAGCGACCTACAAAGAGTTATTGAAATTGCTTTTGAAAGACCTATCGCTGCGATAAATGCAGAAAATACAATCCTGTCTAATGACATGGAAATAATGAACCATGCTGCAGAAGAAATAAACAAGAGATATGACGAGCAGGCAGAAGCCCTATCCAAGGTTGCAGAAATTAATTCACAAATTGTTGAACAAGAAAAGGAACAACTTGATTTAGCAGATGCATTATCTAAGGGTGATATTGCTGCTGCAGCGAGGGCAGTCCAATCGATCAGAGCAACACAGGCTGCAAAAAATGCAGACAATGCATCAAAGGCTTTAGAGCAGTCACGCAAAAATGAAGTGGATAGCCTTAGAGGTCGTGATTCAGGTCTAACTAAGAGTGAGATAACTGAAAGACAGTATGTGAATTCACAGGCTATATATGATTTAGAAAATAGAGCAACCACAGAAGTTAATGGAAAACTTCTTACAAGACTTCAGATCCTAGATGACATTAAAAATAAAAGCGATGAAATTTATAAACTTGAAGAAGATCGTGAGGCAAGACAACTTGCTATCCGTGCACTTGAAGATAAAATTTATGATATAAATGAAAAACAAATTAAGCCAAAGCAAGATATAATTGACGCCAATGCTCTTCAGATTGCCATAGATGAAGATGCAATGCAAGACCTTGTAGATAACATAACCGTTCTTGGAAAAACAAAAGATGTTTGGGATGGTATTTCAGCCAAGATTGAAGCGTCATCACTTGCTGGACAAGATTTTGATGGTCTTATGGGAAGCATGCTTGCATCTGTTGATGAAATTGACAAGGGATGGAAGAATATAGAAAATACCCTTAGCAAGTATTCTTCTGCATCTGCAGCAGCCTCTGGCACTACAATGGATAATCTAAGACAAGAGTTTAAGACTTCAGCAGCAAACCTTGAGGCACTCGCAAAAGCAGAAAAAGATAAGTCTGAAGCAGCAATCAAAGCAGCAGAAGATGAGTATAAGATTAAGAAAGACACCTACGATCTAGAACTTGAATCAATGAAGACTCAACTTGAGGCTGCAAAAGCAAGAAACGATTACCAAGCAGCAGGAATGATTAACTCAGCAATTGCTGCTTATGTAAAGAAGGGCCCACCAGTTGCTCCTGTATCAGGTCCAACAACTGCAGCAGATAATCCAAATGTAGACTACAACGACCCTACAAAAAACGCTGCAAATGATATTTATAAAACTGGATTATATGATGGTAAAACAACAAGTAGCGCTGGAGGAAAATCTAGTACTACAGGTACAGGTGGAACAACAGGTGGTGGAACCACAGGTGGAACTACAGGTGGTGGAACTACTGGCGGAACAAACGATCCTGTTCCAAGCCCTGGACAACAAACTCCTCCAAAAGGCAATACTCCACCAGGAGGGACAAAGAAAAATGCTAATGCTGACACTGCTGCAGGAACAGCAATGACCGCAGCAGAAAAAGCAATTGTAGCATCAGCATCAGCAAAGAGAATGGATATATTAAAAGATATAGCACTTAATAGAGCAAAGTTTGCTCTCAGCAACATAAAAACCAAATATGGAACTGATGATAAAAATAGCAAAACTTATGCAAATTTAACTGGGCAAACAAGAACAAACTTTGATACAGACTATGCAGCGTATGAGGCTCTTGCACTTGCTGCCAAGGATTGGACAACAACTCCTAGTGGAGCAACCACAAGTTGGTCCTATAGTTCTAAGGCAGGTCTGGCTGAAGAAGAAAAATTGTTAAAGCAATTGCCAGACTGGGTACAAAAAGCCGTAGCGTTAATAGACGCAAGAGATGATCTTTACTACACAGATTATCCTAAATTTAAAGAAGTACGAGGAAGATACTACGATGCAAAAGAAGAAATGAAGATTGGAGACAACTGGTCATTCAAACAAATTGAAGAGTATCCGACATTTATGAATAAGTATGGCAATCTATATAGAGAGTATCGAGCAATTCATAAGACATTACACGATACAAATAATGCAACAGATGCAGCCCGTGCCAATTTACTTAAGGCTGGATATAATGAGGAAAATTTAGGCTGGGCCTTTAAGAGTGGTACAAGTTCTTACCGATTTACTAATCAAACTCCAGCAGGGTTTGTACCACATAGTAGTTTTGCTTATTATTCTAAGGGTGGGTTTGTTGCTTCTAGATTTGCACAAAAGAAATTTAGTATGGGAACTGACACAGTACCAGCCATGCTTACCCCTGGAGAATTTGTGATGAGTAAGTTTGCTGTACAATCACACGGCACAGAAAAGATGAAGGCAATAAATAATGGCTCATCCGTAGGAGACTCAGTGTATAATTATAGTATTAGCGTAAATGTTAAGTCTGAATCAAACCCAGATGAAATTGCAAGAACCGTCATTGCTCAAATAAAGAGCGTGGACGCACAGAAGATTAGAGGAGTTAGAATATAATGGCAACCAATGCATACATGGCAGGTCGTAAAAAATATCAAAGACCTCAAGGACTTCTTTTTGCAGATAACCAGGGGATCAAGGTTGATGGATTTCATATCCCTGAAGGGGACGAGATTGGGTCATTAGGAGCCTCTGTAGACGGCTATGGCGAGTTCTTAATACTTTCTGATAATAATAGGTCACCCATAGAATTTAAGAATACTAGAATTGAAAAACGGGAAAGAATGATCAATGGCCGTATGAGGTCATACCATACTGCTGACAAACTAACCATTACAGTATCTTGGGACATGCTTCCATCAAGAGCCTACGACACATATGCAGGGTTTAATTCTAGTGGAGAGCCAAACCTAGTAAAAAATATAAACACTAGGCCAAATCCATTAGAGTTTACTACTGATGGTGGAGCAGGTGGAGTAGAACTACTTGATTGGTATAAAAATCATAGCGGATCATTTTGGGTTTATCTTGCTTACGACAAATATACTAACTTTAAAGACACATACGAGACTGCGCCAGATGAAAGATTTAACAATACAAATAAATATAATGAAGTCATAGAAGTATTCTTTTCAGACTTTAATTACTCAGTTCAAAAAAGAAGCGGATTGAACTTTGATTTCTGGAATGTATCCTTAACTTTGGAAGAAGTATAATGTTTCAGGATAAAGATTTACTAAATCACATAGAGACAAGTTCATCTGTTAAAACACAGTCAGCCGTTATTGCTGAATGGAATATGAATATCTATACAAATATACTGGCAGTTGGAAACTATAGGTATCGTCCAAACCAATCATCTTCTATTTATAGAACAATCCCAAATACTTTTTCTTTAGAAAATAAAAATACTAGTACAGCATTTTATTATGGTGCAACCGATGCAGATGTAGTTGTTGACGCAGGGTTTGAAAATAATGATTTACCAATGAAACTTGTTCCTAAAAAAGATAAACTAAAAATGCTTTACTCTTTAGAAGATTGTTTAAAGCCGTTTAGACCTAGATCTGGAATTAATAAAGCAATGTTGTTGGACGGAAGATTTCTTCACAATCCAGATATAAACATGGCAAGAAAGCCAAGATACTATATGGCAGACAAAAATGATCCATTTAAATACTGGACATCCTATAGAACTGAAAATGGAATTGAGTATGGCATATCTAATAAAACAATTAATGGAAGGCATGCAATTGAGGATGCTGCTCCATTTGTTGTTTATAAAGAAAAAGTTCCAGCAAACAGAATTGTTGTAAAAATGCAAACAAATACAGGAGACATTAACTCTGGAGTATATACAAAAAAGTCAGGATCTTTTCCAGACCCTTATTTTGGAGAACTAAATCAAACCACCCCAAATGTTTGGAAAGTCCAAGTATTAAAAAACAATAGTTGGGTAGATGCATTCTCATTCTCTGATCAAAATAAAAGAAAAGATGGAACACCAATAATCCAGTCAGACGGATATGTTGAACTATCTTATGGTCTTATAGTCCCAAAAATATATTCAGAAGTCTTTACTTATCGTGGAGAACTTTCATCCGTATCTCTTAAGCCAATTGCTGGAACAAGAGAAGGAGATGCTTTTCTAGTTGTTGAAAATTCTGGAGATATTGGAGAGTACCATATTTGGTATAAGGGAGAATGGAAAATATTTGTTCCCACGTATGGCTGGAAGTTTCAAGAGCCAGAAGTTGATAGTCTTACAAATTTCGTTACTGAGTTGTCAGACCCTACAAAATATGTAGTGAGAGGAGAAACTAAGTATAAGGAGTTTGAATATATTTCTGGAATTAGGATTGTGGTAGACAGCATGAAGAAGTTTGACTCATCTTTTGACCTTATAGAACTTTCTCCAAGACTCACGGCAGACCTATCAGATCGAGTAAAATCTTTTAGTGTTAATAAAAGTGCTTCAGACTTAGGCGTAAGCGGTATGCCAGTAGGACAACTTCTTGCATCTACTGGTACTATTTCTTTTTTTGATTTTGATGATTCGTTTAGTGATGAAAACATAAAAAGTATTATTGCTAATAAAAAAATAAAAAATGTTCAAGTTAAAATATATGAAGTTTTAACAGATGGTGTCGGAATAGACTACTATGTTCCAGTTAAGACAATGTATTCTGATGGATTTCCAAAAACAAATAATCAATCAAAGGAAGTATCTTTAGATTTAAGAGATTTATATTTTTATTTTGAGTCACAGACTGCCCCAGAAATTTTATCTACAAGTACATCCGTAAGTGCTGCAGTATCTCTGCTTCTTGACTCTATTGGTTTTTCTAATTACATATTTAAAAGGGTTGAGGGAGAATCCGAAATGGTAATCCCCTATTTCTTTATTCCTCCAGATAAAAGCGTCGCAGAAGTTCTAGAGTACTTGGCAATTTCTACACAGACAGCAATGTTCTTTGATGAATATAATAATTTTGTAATGATGAGTAAAGACTACATAATGCCAACAGAAGAACAAAGACCTACAGATCTAACACTTTATGGTTCATCAGATTCTGCTGATGTCGAAGTTATAAAAAATAAAACAACTAAGCCTAAACTTTCAAACATTATTGAGTTAACCAGCCAGAACAATCAAGTTTATAATGGTGGGCAAATATCTTACACCACAAGACACATACAAAGGTCGGTTGGAACTATCAAAGAAGCACTCATGGTCGATAGGGAAAGATCTTATATTTATAAGCCAGTTCCTCTTTGGGAAGTTTCTGGGACAGAGTTTACAAAATCAATAAACCAAGAAGTTGGAAACATGTCTAGTTATTCTCTTAGTGCAATACCTTTAAACTCTTCTCTTTCTTCTTTGGTTCCAAAGGTTTCTAGTGGTAGAGTTATAAATAATACTATTGATTTAGGAGAGGCAATATATTATATATCAAGATACAATGGATATTTTTATGCAAATGCAGAAATTATAAAATATGATGCAGTTCAATACAACGTTTCAGGTTCTGGAGATGTGTGGATTAATAGTGTTGATGAGTACAGCAAGTATTTTGCTTCACTACCTTTTAATGGGAAAATATATCCAACAGGTCTTATAAGAATATTCTCTGAGCCAAACTATGAAGAAGTTAACGGACTCTCTAGACTAAAAGATGGGGATGTTGCAAAGCATGGAAGAGGACAGTTTGGAACTCCTGTTGTAGAACACACGGCTGGACTAGGTGATCATTGGTCAAATAATGAGAATGTAAGAGGCTGTAATATGGAGTCTAAATATTTGTTTAGGTTTAATCAAACTCTTCCAGAAACAACTAAAGATGTGGCAGCGGGAATTAATAATACACTTGCTACAAAAACAACCAGAAACGGAATTATTAAAAATTTTTATTCTTCTAAATACATTGCAGAGTCCAACATTAATAAAATGCCTTCAGTTCAGGCGGGGACCGTACAGTCTTCAGCCTTAGTAATGAACGGCGCAGGGTTCAAAACAACAGAATCCCCTACAGACTTTATATCTTACGTATACAAACCGCTAGATAACAACTATAAGCATTTTGGAACAAGGCTTAGAGTAATCGGAAGAATTAATGATAACGAAAAAAACGGTCAAACTCCAGTAGGACTAGCAGAACTATATACCGTAGCAGGTAAAACAGCAGACGAAAAGATTACCATCTCTGGTGGTGGAGGAGGTCTTGGAATCATGGTTGATCCAAAAACAAATGCTGGATACTTTTTTGAGATAATTGCCCTTGATGCAACTAAACTAACAGACACTCAAAGACAAAATGTTCATAATATTATTTTTTATAAAACAGAGGCTCGCAAGTCAACAGACACTAATCCAGAGGCACCAGCAATTCCAGTTAAACTATATGAGGGTCTTGCAAACATATCTGTAGATGGAGGAGACTTTGCAGGTCAGTATAGGCTATCTGCTGAACAGGATCCAACTGTGTATGACTTGTCAGTAGAGTATCAAAACATTGGATCAAGAAGAAAATTTTTCTTATACCTAAATAATAATCTTATTGCTACAGTATTTGACGAGTCTCCGCTAAAAGTTTATAACAATGTTGCTCTTTTTGTTAGAGGATCATCTAGAGTTATGTTTGAAAATGTATATGCACTAGCAAACAATTACTCCCAAAATACTTCATTTGAACTAAACACTCCAATCTCAAGCGTGTTCGGTGACTCAAAAGTAAATGCTCACGACTCATTCAGAAAATATTCTATGAGCGGAATGGTTCAGGCATCCTATTTAACAGGAATCGGTTCTGCTCAGCCACCAAAATTTAGTATGTACTTTGATGAGTTTGGAACCATTATGAGAGAGGCAGCATCTTTTAACTTTAAGTATGATTTAGCATATCCAGCATTGTACGCAGAAATGTCTCCAACCTTTAACAAACTAAAGGGCTATGCAGTTTCTGGATTTAGAGCAAGATCTTATGGAGCAGAGTTTTTAATTTTTAATACAACAGACACTGCTTTAAATTTAGATGAGACAAGTCAAAATTATTTAAGAGTTCAAGGAGTTGCTTTTACTAATCAATCTCCAAACAACTTTACTGTTGATGAGTACTTTTTAAAAAATAGCGACATGTCAGATCCACAGTTTGATTCAACTGGGTTAGTAACATCTGTAGGAAAAATAGCAAAAAACTATGAAGACATAAAAGCAAGCAGAATGCTATACGGAAGAAAAGACTTTTCATTAGATGTTCCATATGTTCAGTCCAAAGATGATGCTGAATCATTAATGTCTTGGCTTGTGCAGAAAATAACAAAGCCAAGAAAGTCTATAGGTCTTAAGATATTTGCAAACCCCATGATACAACTTGGAGATATTGTAAAGGTGGACTATGTAGAAAAAGGTATAAATAAAATTGATAATGATAATTCTAGGTTTGTAGTGTACAATATAGAGTATTCAAAATCACAAGATGGTCCAGAAATGTCTATATTTTTAAGTGAGGTGTTATAATGGCAGTAGATGCAACAGCAAACCAGGCAACAACAACCTGGGTATCAGATTTTGGTCGAAGCACCACATCGGCCCCAATCAAGGTAGCAACACCTAATTTAGTAGAAATACTAAACCCTCCACTTGACTACAACACCATGACAGAACTTATATTTCAAGATATAGGTGGACAAGAGATGATCAATATTTCTAGGTCTGACGCAATCAATGGCCAAAACATTATGTATAGCATTATAAAAAATTTAAAAAATATAATGCTTGACTATAATTCTAACAATATAATTAAACTTCAGGGCACTTCCGATGTATATTTTAAGAACTTTTCAATAAGGCTTGAGGACAAACTGCCTATTCAGAATTATTCAGAGCAAACACCGAATGTATACATTGAAAACAATACTCAAAACATAGTAGTTGAGTTAGTTAATCTTGAAGAAGATGAGCAGGTAGAGATAGAAATAATAAGCCAAGGATCGTACTTTGATGATATACTTGAGGATGGGGAATAGAACATGATAACTAACGAAGGTAAGGGTATTTTAGCCAAATATCTTGTAGGGCAGGCTCCAGCATTTGCTTCTTTTATTGCTATTGGTTGTGGAGCAAAGCCAGTTCCGTTAAACTATGTTTTTTCTACCGAAGAAAAGAATGCTATAAAAAACAAAGAATCTTTAGATTTTGAAATGTTTCGTGTACCAATAACCTCAAGAGGATATGTTACTGAAAATGGTGTAGACAAAATTGTCTTTACTGGAGAACTTCCAACACTAGAAAGATATGAGATAACAGAGGTTGGACTTTGGTCAGCGGGGTCTAATCCCAGTGCAAACTTTAATGACAGCAGGCCAATATTCTTGTTTAATGAAAATGAATCTTGGCAGCATGTAAATACTCCTGGATTAGTGGTTGAATTAAATCCATACACGGACAGACTAGATTTGGAAGGGGTCTTAATCCCTACTGAAAAATCATTTATAACAAACTCAGACAACCCAACTTTCTTAAGACCAAAACGCTCTGATAAGTATGAAGGGTCTAGGTTTTTAAATAGTGTTATAGTTCTTAGAGGAGACTTGTCAAAGATAGATAAAGATCCGATTACTGGAATTTTAGAAATAAATCCAACCTCACCTAGTCATTTAAGGTTAACAGCAGCAACACTAGACTTTGATAAATCATCGCCAAAAGATGAATTTAGATTAGCATTTTCTGTAATAAATAAAGACGAAGACAGAGAAAATATACAGCCTCATAATGTAAAAATTGTTGTAGAGTTTTCAGATAAAGATGAATTAGATGATACTAAAAAAGAATATGCAAGATTTCAAACACTTCTTAATGAAGAGGATGTTGACTTTGCAAATCAAAGATACTTTGTTTCTGTTGCAAAATTTGAAGACTTAGATAGAAGTCCTGGCTTTACGTGGAAGATAGCAAATTTGGTAAAAATTTATGTAACGATAGAGGAAAAAAATCCAAACACAGAGGTTGTTTCTATATCTGATCAATACTATGTTTGCCTTGACGCACTAAGATTAGAAAATACAACAAACCTTAACCCTATATATGGACTAACAGGTTACTCAGTCATAAAAACAATAGACTCAAAACCTATTGTAAAAATTTCTAACAGTTCAAATCATATTGAATTTAGATTTGGTTTGGATGTTTTGTAGTGGTAGATCAGGGAATAAAAAAGGCTACAGTATTGAAAGAAGATTTGCCTTCTTTTAATGCAAACAATTTAGGGTATTTTGTTAGGTATAGAATTGTTTCTGCTGATAAAAATAGATCTTCACACTGGTCTCCATACTATCTTTTGATTAAAGGAATAGTTCCAAAAGTTCCTTGCTCTGTTACCGTTACAGGCACTTCTCTAAAAGTTATCAATATGGTCTGGCAACACCCAAAAATTTCAGAGGCTGCTGAAGAAACTGAGATAGCAATATTTAAAGAATATGATATATACATAAGGACAAACCGTACGTTTGATCCACTAGATATTGAGAATCCTTTAAATGGTTTTATTAATATTGGAAGTTCTTCATCAACACAGTTCTCAACTCTAATGCCTTCTGATATATCTTGGTTCCAGGTTGCAGTTCAAGTTCCCGTTTATCCAAAAGCCTATTCTGAAAATGCTGCAATTTTTACTTCATCACAGGCAAGCGTTTAGTGGTATAATTATAGTATGGCAAAAATACCCCTACCTGAGCGTGGTCAACCACTAGATGTTACCTACATTTATGATATGGCGCAAGCAATAAATGATTTGTCTAAAGAAGTATCTCCAGCCACATATGACTATGTAACTGTTCAAACAGCAGATAATGGCCCTCAGAATAGAAAGATTACAGAAGTTAGAATGCTTGGGGCGTTGGCTAAGGTTGCAAGCAGTAGGTCTGTTCTTGCTGGAGACCAACTTCCATTCAGTGTTTCTTTTGCTGGAGAGTTTAGGTTCCCACCAATTGTTACTGCAACTGCAGTAAATGCGGGTCAAACTCCTGCAGGTGCAAATGTAACACTCATTTTAAATGATCCGTCAACATCTTCTGTTAATGGTTTTGTTAAGTTTAATGCCTCTGGTCTTGTATCAGTTAATGTTAACTTAATGATTATGGGAATACCAAATTAATGCTAAAGTGCAAAAAATGTAGTGGAAGAATGTTTCTTGACAGACAGTACACAACGATTGGTCACCTTGAAACATATTGCATGTCTTGTGGAAACAGAAATTTTTTTAATCCACCAACAAGTTCTGCGGAGGGTCTATGGCTATTAAAAAGGGAAGTATCGAGAGCGAAGGCTACAATGTCCTCCCTGTAATTCCAGGGAACCAAAAAGTATGGTTTCTTAATGGAGACCTTGTAAGAGTTTACCATTTAAATAAATCTAATGGAATAATGTCTGTTTATAATATTACAAAAGATCAGATTGAAAGTTGTTTAATTTCTGATTTTAAAAAGAATCGTGAGAGAGCATATACTGTTAGAGAGACTGCTGATTTAGTTAATCGTCATAAAAAATATATGCCATCATTAATGAAACGAGGAGTCATTCCATTTCCAACGGGATCTCAAAAAGGTGGAGCAAGAGGCTTTCAAGTAAGGTCATATTATTCAGAATCACAAGTAAGAGAGATACGTGATATACTTGCTACATACCATATTGGCAGACCAAGAAAAGATAATTTAATAACAAATGATATTACGCCCAGTAAGCAAGAGTTGACAAGAAGAATGGGCGATGGTATACTTACATATACGAGAACTGAAGATGGTCGATTCATTCCAATCTGGTCTGAATCTATTTAACGAAGGGTATGAAATGGAAAACGAAGACACAAAGGTATCTGTTACACTTGGATACACACTTAACCTTGGCAATTTTCAATCGCTAAGACTTGATCTTGGAGTCGTTGACTCAAGACGTAATGGGGAAACTGTAGACCAATCATTTGAGCGAGTCTATAAATTTGTTGAAGATAAGTTAACTGAAAAGATTAACGAAGCAAAGTCTGAAATTAACGAGTAATGGCCGAACGCAAAGACCGTATGGCTTTGCTTTCAAGATACAGTAAGTATCATACCGCAAGGTACGAATCAAAGCCATCTCTGAATCTAAACGTAGAGCAGTGGGCCTCTGACGGCCTTGTAGAGTCATACGGACTCTCTGGCTGTTACGATATACTTGAGTATTACTTTTCAGTTGCAGAGAACCCATCTTGGAACTACTTTGCTTACAACGCAGAAAAAATTTTACAGGCACAAAAAGATAAAAAAAGAGATGACGAAGAGAGAGCAGAGCGTAGAAGAATGGCTAAGGAGTGGCTAAGTGAATAATACAGAGTCCAAACTAATTACTGCAGTTCTTCAGGACAAGCAGATCCATGTTTTGCTACAGGCAAATGTCGATAACCTTCTTAGAACTCATGGGGATATCTGGAACTTTATCAGGCTTTACTTTGAAAACAATAAGTCTTTGCCACCTGCAGAACTTGTTACAGAAAAATTTAGAGATTTCTCGCCAATTCCAAATGTTGGTGCCACAAAGCACCACCTTGAAGAGTTGCAGGGCGAATATCTAAATGATAGCCTTAAAGATATTCTAAGATCTGCAGCAACCAATGTTCAGAACAATCAAGGCAATCTTGCATTAAATGATTTAATTACACAGACATCAGAGTTAAAGAAAAATACTTCAGCAATTCGTGACATCGATGTAACCGATCTTGAGTCTGCAATTGCATACTTTGAAAATCTAAAGATTCAACAAGCAGCAGGTCATGTTGGTATTAAAACAAATCTACCAGGTTTTGACAACTATCTTCCTTCTGGAATTATGCCAGGGCAGTTAGGAGTCTTTTTAGCATACCCAGGTATAGGAAAGTCATGGATGGCTCTGTACTTTGCTGTACAGGCCTGGAAACAGGGTAAGACACCCCTTGTAATCTCACTTGAGATGAGTGAGACAGAAGTTCGTAATCGTGTATTTACAATTATGGGAGAAGGTCTTTGGTCACATAGAAAACTCTCTAACGGAGATGTTGAGTTGGATACTCTCAAGGCTTGGCATGAAAGGCACCTAAAGGGTAAGCCAGAGTTTCATATCATTTCAAATGACCAAGGCGGAGAAATTAATCCATCAGTACTTCGTGGAAAGATTGATCAGTACAAGCCAGACTTTGTAATCGTTGACTACCTTCAGTTGATGGCTCCTAATCAGAAGTCAGACAATGAAACGGTACGAATGAAGAACCTTTCAAGAGAACTCAAACTCATGGCTATTGGTGAAGAAGTTCCTATTATTGCTATCTCATCTGCTACACCAGATGATGTAAATGATCTTAGTGGTGTTCCGACTCTTGGTCAGACTGCTTGGTCTAGACAGATTGCCTACGATGCTGACTGGGTTATTGCTCTTGGTAGAGCATCAAATAGTGATATTATTGAATGCGCTTTTAGAAAGAACCGTAATGGGTTTATGGGAGACTTCCTTGTACAGGTCGATTTTGACAAGGGATACTACAGATATAAAGATTATGAAGATAAGTAGTTATAATATGGTATGTCTAAAAGTAAGGAAAATCTTCCTCCTACCTTCTATCATCACAAGCCTATCAAAAAGTTTTATCTTGATGGGGTTATACATGATGAGTCAGCCCTTGGTAGGCTTAAAGAGGAATACGTTAGACTACTTGAATCAGAAATGCGACTATCAGGGTACGTACCAAGACTTGACATATTGCCAGACTTTACATTAGACTATAATCATAAGAAAAAATATTTTGAATTTCAACTAACAGTACACGGAACATATACGGGGAGAAAACAAAGCGAATGGATAGCAGGAATAGACGGAAGCACAGCAATCTATACACAAAAGAACAAATCAAAAGAGTTCTCACGGGAACAGGTGTAACGATTGAATCTGAGGTAGACTCAGACTATATAATCTTTTGTCCATATCACAATAACAATAGAACCCCTGCAGGAGAAATAGATAAATCAAACGGAACTTTTTTCTGCTTTGCCTGTCACCATGTAACTGGACTAACAGAGTTTGTTATGCACATGTCTAATAGAACTTACTTTGAGGCTGCAAGATTTATTAAGAGCAAAGAAGCAGAAACAAGCATACAGCAAGATGTAGATAGAGCGCTTTATAAAAAGCCAGAGTTTATTCTATTTGATGAGGTTGTTCTTAAGAGACTTCATAATAGCCTTTTGTCATCAAGCAGAGCAAAAGATTATTTTAATTATAGAAAGATTAATAAAGATTCAGCAACAAAGTTTTGTTTAGGCTATTCAGAAAAACAGGATATGGTTACCGTGCCAGTGCATAGTCCAGATGGAATACCTATTGGGTTTGTTGGAAGATCTATTGAGGGCAAAGAGTTTAAGAATACTCCAGGACTTCCAAAGTCTAAGACATTGTTTAATCTACACAGAGTAAAGAGTTCTGGTAAAGTGTATATAGTAGAATCATCATTTGATGCCATTAGGCTTGACCAGTGTGGCTTTCCAGCAGTGGCAACACTAGGATCCAATGTATCAAACATACAAATAGAATTGCTTCAGAAGTACTTTAATGATATAATTGTCATTGCGGATAACGATGAAGCAGGTGGAAATATGAAAACTAAAATAGTTGAAAAACTTGGTTCTCGTGTATCCGTAATACAACTAAATAAAGAATATAAAGATATAGGTGACATGGACGATAAGTCAATCAAAGAACTGGACTTCCAGTTTGACAAATCAATACAGTCTATGCTAAACTAATATAACAACACATAGGAGAAAACACATGGCAATACTAAGAGGAATAAAAGAAATGGGCCCAGTGCTTGACGGTCCAAAGGGCGGAGATGGCCCAAAGGTTAAGTGGCTAAAACTTGCAGATGGACAATCTGTAAAGATTAGATTCTTAGAAGAACTAGATGAAGATTCAGCAAACTATAACGCAGAGCGTGGACTAGCAATTGTTGTATCAGAACACACAAACCCAAAGGACTACAAGCGTAAGGCTGTAGACACAATGGACACAGAAGGTCGTGACTGGGCTGAAGAAATGCACCGCAAGGATCCAAAGGCTGGCTGGAGAGCACGTCTTCGTTTCTACTGCAACGTTCTTGTAGACGACGGCATTGAAGCACCATATGTTGCAATCTGGTCAATGGGTATCAGTAAGCAATCATCATTCAACACAATTCGTGAGTATGCACTTGAAACAGGAAGCATATCAAATGTACAGTGGAAGTTAAAGCGTAATGGTCAGGGAACTGAAACTAATTACACACTTATTCCATCTGCACCAGACAAGGAACCATTCAACTGGGGAGAGATCAAGCCTTACCCACTAGAATCTGCACTACGCAAGGTTCCATACGCAGAACAAGAAGCGTTCTATTTGGGCTTTGACGGCCCATCTGCCACTTCAGCAACTAACGCTGATTGGTAATATGAACTACGTCGGCTTACATGTCCATACCCATTTTAGTTTATTTGATGGGATTGCTACTCCAGAAGAATACGTGAACCGTGCAGTTGAGTTAGGGATGCCTGCAATAGCCATCACTGACCACGGTACTTTATCTGGGCATAGGGAACTGCACCGT